GGTATAATTATAGCCTAAATCTAAACGTCCGTTTTTCCCTATATACTTATCTATAATATATCTTGCTTCTGGCTGAATGGTTATTCTGGTTATACGGTCTTTTCTCTTATGTGCACCGCTTTTCTGTCTGATATAGTTTATTTCTTTTTGACTAAAGTCTGTACGATGTCGGCAAGGTTAATCCCTCCCAAATAGAATGACAGCAAAAACATATCTTTCGCAAGGGTTAGCCGTTTGCTTTGGCTTGTATCGGCTTTGATTATTTTGCCGAAGTCTGTGATATTCACATCTAAATCTTTAGGTTCGCTGGTGGGTAATTTGGTGTATGCGAATGGGTGCTTTTCGCATTTGATAAGACCGTATTTTATTGCTTCGTTCACCCTTGCTTTGATATGGCATAACCGTATCTGTCTATTCCCGTCGCTATATCCTTTTCTTTTCATATATGTGTCAAAGTGTTCTACCGTGATGTTATTCATTATAACGAAGGGAACTTCACCCTCTGCAAGTAGAAAGATGCGCAATGTTTCCTTGTGCATCTTAGCATAGTTTATTCTACCTTCTTTTTCAAACTCTGATATGCGTTTTCTGAAAAATGCAGTAAATGTCGTCGCATCCTGCGTTATCTTATCTTGTTGCGTTAGTATCTGCTTTAATTGCGTTGCTGTGTAGACATCGTAGTTATCTATCTCTCGCATACGTTCATTATACTTTTTGAGTTCAAATAATATGCGTTTGTTCATCATTACCGTATCGCTACGAGCTACGATTTTACCGTCATACCATTGGCATAGGTCGGGTATCTCATAACCTGTTTTGATATACGCCTTTTCTTTCTTTGCTGCAATGCGCACAAAGATAGGGTACATTCCATTTGCAGTTTTTTTTGCTGCCAGTACTGTTAATGATAAACTATTAAGTTTTGCGACACCCTTTTAGGACACCCTTTTTGCTTCATGGGTGAAAACAGTGTCGTTTTTTTTAATAGCATGAGACTATTTGAAGAGAAGAAAAAAGACTGATATTCAGCGAGTTAAATATCAGTCTTTTGAGAGCCGCTAGCCAGACTTGAACTGGCGACCTACGCGTTACGAAGTCTCTTATAGATTCCTACGTATGTTGCTGATATTCATGTAGGTTTCTATGATTGTCAGAATTCTTTAAAGCACAATCTGCTATACAATTGTCAGTTTGGTAGTAGGATTGATATGTTAATAATTAGTTTACTGTAACGGTTGTGTTATTTGCGACAGTTGCATCAAATTCATATCCCATCTTCATTTCTGCCTTAGAACCACAAGGAAGGGGAACACATGTGCAACAAAATATAACGACTGATAAGGGAGTGCGATTTTTCCCAGTGATATAAACTTCGGAAGAGGCAAAATTTACTATATCTCCAGATGGTAAAGTTAGAAAGCGAATTTTTATACCTAAACGTCCCTTAGTGCCAAACCATGCAGACCTTTTTGCTTCATAAACTATTCCCTTGGCTATTGTACCTGCTGGAATAACTACAACTTTATTAACTAAAATATCTCTTGATACTTTAAAGTCAATAGCCTGTCCTTCGTGCACCTGGGATGCCTTTATGTTACTAATAGCTTCTAAAGGTACTACGGTGCCAGCCTTAATAACTATTTCTTGCTTCTCTTGCGCCTTGGATGTTATACATGCTAATGTAATCATCATTAAAAATAAAACCTTCTTCATTGTGTTAATTATTTAGTTTGTTCTTTAATTCATTGAAATTAATCATTAAGTAATTCCAAATGTCCGTTTTCAATCCATTTTTGCCGTCCAGTATTTTTACACAATCCGGAGAGTTTTACATTGGCGCCACTTTCAAAGGCCGTATTAACTACGGAATAATAAGCGGCATAATTTAATTTGGATTGAATATTAACTTTTTTATTGTCATCTCCAATGGCTACTAATCTAATTTGTACATATTCTCTATTTTCGACATCAGGATTTGCATTGATGTTGTCTATTTTTCCGTAATATGACTTTTGAATATTTTCTTCTTTTTTAGGCCTATATTTATCTGCTATAAAATTAACTCTCTCCATAAACATGGGCTCTAATTTGATAGAAGATATTGGTGGCTCATTTATGAATTTGACATCTTTGCACCAGTCAACAATTATATTCATTTCTGTATTTTTTGTTTCGTCATAAATATCAACTAATGAGTCGAGGAAGTTTACACTATATATCCCTTGGTCTACATCTTCATCAACCTTGTTTTTGTCATTATTCTTTAAATCTTTTTGAATGCTATTTATTGAGGATAGTAAACGCATATTAATTCTCCGATTTAACGGAATATCTTGTTCTATTGGATTAAAGATAGTGTATTGATAATCTCCAAGAGGACATAATATATTGAGAATGTAGCTTCCTATTTCTGTCTGTCCAAAAGAGTATTCTGAAATATTCTTGTTAACATCCGTTGTATAGACTTTTTTGTGGAATTTAGTAGGATTTAAGGTGTCTAAATAGGCTGTAGCTAAAACGTCTTTTATTTTTTCTATAGTATTTGTCATACTAAAGAAGGGTATTTTCCCATCTGAGGTGTAATTGTTAGCTATACGCCATTTTTGAATGTCATATGATGGATTTAATATTTTATTAATCAATGCTGCTATATTTCTGTTTTCAAAAGACGCAATGGATTGCAATGTTTCTTCCATCACTCTGTAGTAGTCAGAGAATTCTTTAACAAGTGGTATTAGTGCTACATATTCACCGTCCGGAGATACAAATTGGCGTACTCTTCCATTCATTAAAACGTCTAATTCACGCCATTTTAAGAAAGAAAGAACTTTTTCAAGCTTTTCTACTGTAATGAGGTCTATAGCTTTTTTAAGGTCTTTCATAATTCCTCCTCCTTTGATACTTTTATCATTAACTTCTTAAGGCATTCACAAGATAGAATATTTTCCTTGGGTATTACAACGGTTATACTACTTCCATTGTTTGTAGGCTGATTATTTTTGAGACTTACCCAGTAGGCGCATTTAGTTACTTTTAGAGCCGATTTTGAGTGTTTTACCCATTTTTTTCTATCTTTATCCATGTGCAAAACTACTAATATTATTGGAGTCATTCTATCGCTCATAACCAAATTATTGTAATTTTTTGCTTCGAGTATAAAGGAGTAATCTCCATTTCTTTTTTCTTTGAATTTTACGTATGAAGCTTTTAATTGAATATCAATGCTTGGGGAACGTTTTCTACAGTCTGAAGAGTTACACGGATACCCCTTACATCTGATTGTAGCATCTACACCATCATTGTCCCGTTCTACCTTTGATAGAGTATATCCATTATATGCACAAAGGGCTTGCATATAGGCAAAACTAACATCTTCCATACTTTCTTGTAGAGTGTTTGGCATAGTTTTATTAATAAAAGGTTAACATTCTGATGTGTATAGGTTGAATCTCATAGCATTATTTTGCGGATAAACACATTAGCACCCTGTACATCCCAAATACTTCATCCATTAAAACGTCAAAGGGCTTAAATTTAGGGTCTGGGTTAATTGAATAGCATGATACATAACCTTCTCTATTAGATTCATGTATTTCTTTTACTATAGCTCCATTAGGAGTATCTAATACATATACTTTGCCCCAGTCTATAAATAAATCAGGATTTATTTTTTTGATGAGAATACGTGATCCTGAAGGATATTCAGGAGCCATACTGTCGCCATAAACTGTTATAGCAAAATCCACGTTTTCAATTGGAGAAACAACAGCTTCGCAATTATGCAATAATACACCCGGTTCTGCAAACCCGGTTAGCGAACCTCCCATTGCTGACATTGGGAGTAAATAAGTAATATATCCATTCTTTTTTATTATGTCAGCATTATTTGTTTGGGCTTCTTTTTGTTTTACATTTCCAGCTTTGTCATTTGTGTAAAACCAATCATCTCCGAATCCGTATTTTTCTTTCAGGGCACTTTTTATGTTTTCAGACACAGATGGGTACTTGTCGCTTCTTGGGTCTTTTTTGAATATTCTATCAAGAACTTGTTGCTTAACTCCGATATACTCAGAGAAAAGTTTAACGTTTCCCTCGGTTAGATGCTGAACTAAATCATATACCTTTTTATTAGGTAATGGAAGTTCTTCATAGTTTGAAATAAATTTTCCCATATAAATTGTACTTACAAACAATGTTTGTATGTCTGCGTCGAGATCAAGTTGCGGATGATTTCAACTAATTTATTTAACTATTCCCCAAAGGGACTATATAGGCGACTTCACTTCAAACCGCAACTTTGGAGTTGGTCGCTTTACTTTATATCATGAACAGGTTCACTAAAATAGCAAATAACTTGTTCTTCAAATTAGGAAAGTCTTTTTCTCATTTGGCTTTATTCGCTTTTTATTCACTTTTTATTCACTACAGAGAAAGGTGCTTGGTACATTCGAATCATTGTTTTTATTATCCAAACAGCAATGATGACATTTGCACTCCGATTTTGTGCTGAACATTAGGCTGCATCTTCCCTATTGATAATTTCATTATACAACTCATCAGACTTCCTTCTTATAAAGAACCACATTGTAAAAGCAATTACACTTAAAATTGCAAATAGAATAGTTGTATATAAAAATGCAAGTTCTTTGTATTCAGAGTCAAAAGGACACGTTAAGTAAGCGATAAAGAAAGATATAAGAGCAGAGGTAAATCCAAAAAAGAAATTTAGAATCACATCTCCGTGACTCCTACTTTTCAATTCTTTTAATTCGTTTATCGTTACTGGATATAATACTATTTTACCAGCTTTTTTTACTGATATATCTGGGTTATATCCGGTACCACCAGATACTATTTTAGTTTCTGTTTCCAAACACTTCTTAGCCATATCACAAATTTGAAGAAAGCCACGTATTGATATCTCCTCTTACATTCCATGCTGCGTCAATACTTGTTTTCATGACAAATAGTTGACCGTTTGCATAATATGATGTTGGTATTCGGTTTTTTAATTCCATACTTGATTGTATGTTGGTATTTGGCTTTACGATATAGCAACCATCAGAAATGCTCTTCCACCCATTTAATGCAATTGAATTTAAATAAGATTCAAAGCCTCTTTTTGATTGTAGGTTATTTAGCTCTATTCCTATAACAAATACTTTATGATTCATATTCTTTAATATTATAATTAAGGTATAAACTGCTCTAATAGTTAAATAATATTTATACAACAAACATTGTTTGTATTTAATGTTTGTAAATACAAACAATATAGTATATTTGCATCATCAAACATTCAATGATACAAAGAAACGAAGAAAGTTTGAGTAACGCAATAGTATAAACATATTAAATCACACGGTTATGAGCACGAATTTTAAAAATCAAATGAAAGAGGTCATGAGTTTGGCATGGTCTTTCGTGAAGAGAAACGGTTTTTCAATGAGTGAAGCACTGAAAATTGCTTGGGCAAATTTGAAGCTGAAAGCTGAAATGAAAAGCAAGATTGTGAAGTTCTACTTTCAGAAAGTAGATGGTTCTGTGAGAGAGGCGTACGGTACGCTCTGCGAAAAGTATATGCCTGCTATCACTGGTACTGATAAGAGGGCTAAGAACGACACAGTTCAGACCTACTTTGATACTGAACGTCAAGAGTTCAGATGCTACAAGAAAGCTAACCTTATAAAAATCGCTTGATATGAGACAGTATAGAGTATGTGACAGCATAGATGCTTATGAGTTTGAAAAGTCTTTAGATAAGGCTTGTACTGAGCTTGATAGAGTAGACGGTATGTCAGAGGCAGAAGCTTGCACATACTGTAATACTGATACCAAAGCAGAAGCGTTGCAAGGCATTCAAGAAGAGATTGATTACATAGAGTTTCAACTTAACAGAATGGCGGTATGATAGAATTTATGATAGCATTAGTGAGCTTGTACGCTGGGTATAGGCTATTCAGAAAGCCAGGTGAAAGGTTCTTCTACGAAGATTAATCACACGATTATATCACGCATGACAGCCCGTGCAGACGTAGAGAATATTCTACATGGGCACTATTGATTAGTTCTTTGAAATATTGTAAAAGCCTTTACGGTGTAATTCATAAACCGTTTAGGTCAACCAAAGATAACGAACGCACATAAGCAAGTTGGAGCTTGTGAGTTGTGCAATGTTTAACGATTAACAGATGTGTAACCATAGTCACTGAGGTGTAAGTAATGACGGATTTGGCGACCGACACGCACATCGAAATATATAGCTAACAGAAAAGCGTGATGCTTGGAATCGAATTCCTCTGTTAGCACTAATTTTTAAAAGTATATGGACGAAATTTGGAAAAATATTGAAGGATATGAAGGTTTATACCAAGTATCCAATTTAGGTAAAGTAAGAAGCCTTGACAGAATCACATTATATTTATCTGGTAGAAAAGTGTTTACACATGGACGCAATTTGAAGTTGAGGTATAACAATGTAGGTTATGTGTATGTATTTCTAATAAAAAACAAAATTAAATCTTTCTTTTTGATTCATAGGTTGGTTGCTCTTGCATTCATACCAAATGTAAGTAACAAGCCCGAAATAGACCACATAAATACCATTCGTGATGATAATCGTGTTTGCAATTTAAAATGGGTTACGAAGAAAGAAAACAGGAATAACCCTAACACAAAAATCTCAAATAAAATATCGAATAAAAAAGCTAAGAGAAAATGGCTTGAAGTTCTTGAAAAGAAAGTAATACAACTTGATTTAAACGGGAACTTCATAAGGGAGTTCAAAAGTCTCCATGCCATTGAGAGAGAATTTGGCTACAACAGAGCGAACATTGCAAGGTGTTGTAAAGGTGTAAAGAAAACATGTTATGGATTTAAGTGGATGTTTTCGGGTTAGGCGTCCGTACCGTTTTCGACAATATAAGCCCGTCAGTTCTCGATTACTGGTACAACTGTCTAAAAGGTTGGCGGGCACAAACTAATACTTATTCTTATGGAAGTAAATGAGTACCTTAAGTTCTTGGAAGATACAGTAAAAGAACTTTCACTTGAATTGAAAGCTACTACTGATTGTTTGGCGGCTTTGTCTATTAGACGTACAAGAGAAATGGATAGTTTAATGCTGCGTATTGATGACGCAGTTCACCAAAGTAAATGCACGCTTGCTAAAGTAGAGGAGAAGTTGCCATGAAAGTGATTATGTTTTCTTTTTCAGTGATCTTATTATTATGTATGACAGTGATACTATGTAATGCTGTCATCAAGGATAGTCCCATGTATGTGTCCGGTGTCATACTGACATCTATAATGTTTGTCTTATCTATTATACTCACTGTTTTGACATTTTCGGAGTTGAAAGAGGATTATTGACATAACTGTTTTTGTCGTGTTTTATTTTGTGTTTGTACTGGGGTGTGCGGTCTGTGAAGATAGTGCACCTTTATTATTGGGGATAAGTGGCGGAATTGGTAGACGCACTCAATACCAGAGCGAGTTCAGTGAAAATCTGTATGCAAGTAATGTTGGACGCATCATGAAAGCAGACATCTCATCCCGGTTCGAGCCCGGGCTTGTCCACGAATTATTAATTTAAAATTAAATCTTATGGCAAAAGAATCAGAAGAAAGAAAAAAAGTCAAAGAGAAGCTGATAAAGAAAAATGATAAGCTACCTTTCTCTTTATCTCTTTATGTGAAAGTGTCCCGTATGGTTCAAGATTTGAATCGTTTGGCGAGAGCCAATCGGCTTGTAGAACCGGACGATGTACTTTATTCTATCCAACAAGAAGGAGCTCCTAAAGGAAAGTTTTATGTAGTAAGGAATTACTAATCATTAACTCACACGATTATGGATAGAGTATTTACAGAGCTCACACCCGAATGCGAGATTACAGCACGAATGTACGCACAAGGGTATGAGAAGAAAGAAATTGCAAATCTTAAATGCAGGGCTGTTTCAACGGTAAACAACCAATTGCAGAAGGCATTTGATGTTTTGCAGGTGAGGAATGGTCGGGAATTGGCAACCATGCTTTATGAACGGATAGCTGGTGTGAAATTCACAATGGATTTTTCACCTATCATTCGTACATCCGTTGCTTGTGGCTTATTATGTGTCTTTTCTTTGTCGCTTTACCACGAACAGAGCGATATGAGAAGGGCACGAAGAACAAGAGTTGAAACTATTGAAAGAGTAAGGAGGTTAGAATGAATGCAGAAGCAAAATTAAACACTCTCTATCGAATAGGTAGCAGAGTGTCTCTCAATAAAGAGCAAGCAAAAGAGTTTGTAGGCGGTCGTTATAGACTTGAAAAGCTGATAGCAGAAAAGAAAATACGGGCAGAAAAGACCGGAACCACGAAAATGTCTCCTTATGCAATCAATGCTTGTGATGTACTTCTCTATGCTATTGATTCTAAAGAACAAAGAATATAATTAACCCTTTAAATTTTATGATTATGAGTAAAGAATTAACATTAAAAGAGCAGGAATCTTCATTTGAGATTCAAGCAGCAGATTTGAGTACAAGTGATCTCCCTTCTTTAGAGGATGCTCAGGAATTACCAGTTGACCTTTGTGGTAACTATTGGACGCCGGAACATGCCGGTGAGTTTAAGAAAATGTTTTTTGTAGAAATCAAGCCTCAAAAGGTTTTAAGTGCTAATGGAACTGGTGATCTGATTGATTTGGATTGTGCTACTTTTCTTGAGAGAACAGAGGATGGAGTAGTACAGACTGTGACTAATGGTTCTCGTAGATTGGTTGGTATTCTTGAACAATATATTGAGAATGGTTCGCTTAAAAGTGGTGTTCCTCTTAAAATCACTTATATGGGTAAGAGAAAGAATAAAACCAATAATTTCCAGTCTGATAATTGGTCTGTAAAACCTCTACGCATAAACTTACCAGTAGTCGGATGATAGATTTTGATTTGAATAATTGTGCAGAAGGGGAGGAGCTCAACCCTTCTGCCTATAATCCGGATGATTACCCAACGAAAGAAACGGTTCTGGATTTCATAGCGCTAAACTGCTATAAGAAACCTGCCAATATCGACTTGAAATCTTTGAGTGTGCATGGAACAGTCAAACGCGATCCAATGGAGACATATCTTGAAAGCAGACATATTTCTTCTTCAAATCTAAAGAATGCTCTTAAGACTCCGCGTTCGTTTTACTATGATTGGGAGAGAGTTTTTGAGGAAAAGCAGAAGTCTTGTTTTCAGTTAGGAACATTTGCTCACATGGCTTTTCTGGAGCCTCGTTTGTTTGAATTGGTAAAGGTAGAGCCGTCATGCAATCAAGCATCAAAAGATGGTGTGATTCAAATGATCGAGTTTTATGAAGAACTTCTTGCAAATGAGAACGATTACGCAAAGGATGCTGAAAGTGAATCTCCTTCTGAAAAATGGAATTTCAATGCACTCAAAGAGTACAGGGACGATTTGAAACAAAAGCTTATCGATTTTGGCTATTCTTTCATCAGCGAAGAAATGAATATGATTATCACCGCCTTGAAAAGGAACTATTATTGGTATGGTGGTGGTGTTATCCCTCAGATTCTCAAAGGTGCATACTCAGAAGTTTCTTTCTATGGAAAGGATGAAGAAACCGGGCTTGATGTGAGAGTTCGGCCGGATTATTTCAATGTAGAAGAAAATATCGGTGTTAATGCCGTAATTTCCTTTAAGACCACACGGGCCGATGACCTAGGCAAGTTCTATTATGATTGTGCCAAACTCAAGTATGAGTTATCCGAAGGTATGTATCAGGAGGTGATGAGTAGCATTACCGGGCGAAACTTCAATGTAACGATAATGATTATGTTGCAGACGGTTGAACCTTATGATGTTGCTGTTCTTTTCTGGTCTCCTGACGATTTGGCTAATGGTAAGTATAAATATCACTATGCTCTTTCTATCGTCAAGGACTGCTTCGATAAGAAGTGGTTTCCCGGCTATGATGCTAAAGCGGAAGAAGGTACTCGTGGTATAATTGACATGCAGCTTCCTGATTGGAGTAAAAAACTTCTTCATCCGGTGGCTATTGATGATTTTGAATAATGGAATTATGCAAAACAGATATTCAAACAATAGAGCGCCTACTTATGCAATGCTCTGATAAAATAAAGAAATACGCTCCTAAAGCATCTCCCGATCAGGATTTATGTAGAAGGTGCAAGAAAATGCTTAAGAAATTAAATACTAAGAAACAATGATTGATTTAAAAGACTATGTACCAGAGGAACTTAAATTCAAGCTTCCTACTACAGTAAAATTCCCCGAAATTATTTTCTCTGATTGCGTCTGTATGGACGACGTTAAAAAGAAGTTGTCAGAGCATTTTGTAACCATCCAAGAAAAGGATGTAATTGCCAACCGGGTGATGGATGATTATGAAATCTCAACCATACGTGCGAACTATGGTGAGATTGCCGAGGAACAGATGCCGGAACTTGAAGCACAGTTCGAAGCTTTGAAAGCCAAGTTCAATACAGAGAAGAAAGACTTTGAGGCAAAGATTTCTGCCTTACATACCCAGTTCAAAGACCTTGTGAACTTGGCAAAGAAAGGCATTAAGGATTATCCTTTAAAGATGATTGATACCTTCCGTATTCCTGTGATGGGGCATTACCTGTATTATTCATGGGTGAATGATGCATTTCGTCTGGCGTTGGTTCAGGAAATACCGAAGCATGAATACAATGACCTCTTCAATTCAGGTGAAATGAATCAGGAGGCATTTAAAGCACTTGGATATGAATTGCCAGATATAGATGTGAAGGATACCAGAAAGAACCTTCGCAAATTTGGTAAGGATGAGAATATTGTTGAGGTCTGGGAAGAAGACGGTCAGGATGTTTGGTTAGAACACTGGATCGAAGACTTCTTGGATGAAGATAATGGCGAGGTTGTTCCTATCCAACGCCATGAATGGCATAGAGTAGCAATTGAAGAAAGCCCATGGAGGAAAGAAGATGAACAGACTGAAGCACAAGAAGGGGCGACCGACGAAGTATCGGCAGAGCCTGAGGAATAATCCTTATTGGGAAGAGGTGAAACGCAAGGTTAGAATTCGTGATGGGCATAGATGCCAAGTGTGTGGTAAGACATACAATTTGGAAGTCCATCACAAAGTATATGACATTGCAGGATATTCCATAGTTGGGCATGAATTAGAGTTCCTGTATTGCCTTGAAACTCTTTGTGAGGATTGCCATAGAATGAAACATGGTAAGTAAATTATCCCGGTGTCCGTTGGTTCGGTATCCGGGAGCTATTATTTAAACACTATTCGTATGAAACAGATTAGCACCAAACAAGCCCAGCGCAACAGAGAAGTTGCAAGAATAAAGAAAACTTTGCCACCTTATTGCGCTATCTGTGGTAAACCAATGTCGGACGCAGCACATTTAGTTCCAAAGTCGGAATATCCTGAACATTACATCAATCCTCTTAATATCGTTGGGTTATGCCGGGAATGCCATAACAAATATGACAATAATTTAGCTTTCAGACAGAGGCAAAAGCGGCTTATAGAACGTGTAAAGTCTTTTGATGAATGTGCAGCAAATAGATATTTTCGTTTATGAATAGCTATCAACTAATATCCAAACTTCGAAAAGTCAGGAATGATACTTATCTCACGGCAATAGATCAGGCTCTCTACTATGAGTTAATATCTATTTGCAATGAAAAAGGCTGGAAGGATGTGTTTGAGGCTCGTAGCTCAGTTTTATGTACTTCATTGAATATATGGGATAAAACATTGAGAAAATCACGCAAAACACTTGCAGATGCATGTCTAATATCTTTCGAGTCATGTAAGGATAAGAGAGTAGGTTGTTATTACTCTTTCTTGTCAATATTAAGTAATGACATGAAAACATCAGTAATATCATCGGTAAATGGTACTGATGAAAATACCGAAGAAAATACCGATGTTTATCAATCAGAAGAAGTTAAATCATCGGTAAATGATACGGTAATATCTTCGGTACTACGTACTGATGAAAATACTGATGATAAAAGTACTACTCCGGTAATATCATCGGTAAATGGTACTGACGAAATGCAAATTCCACCTATTATAGATATTAAAACTATAAACAAAGAGAGTCTCGCGCGTACGCACGAGAACCCCCCACCCAAAAAGTCAAAGAAGTCCAGAAAAAAAGAGGGAGATGAGAAGTCTTTAGTTTATCCTTTCTCTTCGATAGCTTTCATGTCTGCTTGGGAAACTTTGCGAAATACTCCAAAATGGAAAAACAAGCTTAATTATGCGTTGCAGCTTTCGCTAAATAAGCTTTCTAATTTCGAAGAAGAGTTTGCCATTAGGCAAATTGAGAGGGCAATCGAATCCGGCTGGACGGGTGTAGTATTTACGGGAACAGAACGAGATTATCAAGAATGGTTAAATATCAAGTATGGAAAAACAGGAACCCAAGGACCAAACAATAGGCATGTTGATAAGGCAGCAAAGGCAAAAATGCTCCTTGACGAATACGCAGCCATTGAGCAGGGAAGTTCTGCTATCGACCATCAAGCAGAGATACCCGACCTTTAAGGCTTTTTCATCTGCTTATTCCACTTCACTTCAAACGATAGTTCTTTCGGACCTAGAAAAGGCTTATAGTGAGAAATCTCCAACAGTGGCTGATTTAGAACGTATGTACGGATGTGATTCTTCTTCGTTGTGGGTAAAAACTCAACTGTTGACTATTGATTTTGCTTCTTCAACGAAAGAGAGTGCTGACATAGACGCTCTGAATGAATTTTCACGGCTGTTTGTCGGGCAGTATCACTACATCAAGTTGACAGAATTTCTTCTATTTGTTGCCCGTTTCAAGCTTGGAAGATATGGAAAGTTCTACGGGTATTTCGATACGATAACTGTCGGTGAAGCATTTAGAAAGTTTCTCCGTGAACGTAGCGAGGAAGTGGATGTTATCATTAGGAAGCGTAACTTTCTAGAAACGGAAGAACGGCAAACGGTAGTTGAGCGATGCCATATTGCGCCTGATTACATTCAGGTTGAAATTAATCGGTATTTGAAGAAATGAAAGATTATTAAAGACCGGAAACGAAAAAAGAGATAACTAATAAAAAAATGAAGAAAGTATTAACTATCACATGGAATACCGATACGGGTTCTATGTTCACCGATTGGGGTGATGGTGTAACAGCGACTGATGTGCTCGCAATGTGTGAGTTTGCAGAGGGAGAAGCTGAATTTGAGGTCGAAGAACAGGATAATGAATCAGACGAATAACAAGAAAGTAATGAATAAATCAACAAACAAGCACCGTCATAAATGGGTAGAGCCTTTTGATTCTCCATTTACCTATATATGTAGTAAGTGTGGTAAACATAAGATTAAAGAAACTATGTACACTGCGACTTACTATGATGAGAACATGAATCCACTTGGTAGCAAATCACCAGAGTGTGTTAGTAAACAACCTTCATAACAAGAAAAAAATGAATAATGATGGTAATAAAATTCTGGATGCTATTAAGAGAATGGCAGCAGATGACAATAAAGGTTTGAGAATGACTACTACCATAGTCGATGTTAAAGATGATCCACGCGGCTCAATCGTTGGTTTTGGGACTGAAAAAGTTTGCGGGGATGATGCAAGAGCACAGACAATGGGATTACCCGGTAAATATATGGCATGTGCTTTTTTTATAGATAGAGAAGAACTGAAAAAATACCTCTAACCAAAAACAGATATGAAGAAACAAACTTGGAAAATGCACTTTTTAAATGGAGTGCCATGTAGATGGGACGGTGACGCCTATAATGAGGAAAGGGATAACTATATTTTCGATGCCGACTTGTATATAGCTGGCTATTCAAGAGGATGTTCTTCTGCCGTAATGCTTCTTGTTCCCTATAAGGATAAGAATAAAGACTATTACTCTCAAAAAATAAAGTATCAGGTCTTTATGAGTGATATTGAAGATATTGTAAAGGAAATGGTAAAAGGTAGAATTAAAGGCTCTTTTACTTGGGTAAAAAAAGGTGCAAATTATGGCCTTCAATTAATTAAAAAATAGAGAAATGGACAAATTGAGATCGGATATTGAAATTATTGATTGGCTCAATGGTTTAGAATGGATTGAGGAAGTAAGGGTATCTCCCGTTGAAATCGTGGGAAAAATAGACTTGAAAACCACCTCAATGGATAAACAGGATTTTAATCTAATAAACACCTGTATGGATAATAGGTATTATATACTATTTGATAGTAAATTGATTTGCATTGAAAGGTTTAACGTATAACTAAATAGAAATGAGCAAAATAATGGAAAAGAAAAAGCAGACTTCTAAAGTCTGCTTAGTATATGGTTTGTAAGAATTATCAGAGGTGGGGACTCGAACCCCACAAACTTCGCCAAGGCGCTGCTTACACCCTTTTAGCTTCAACGGTTGGTTTTCCTCACTCGGACTCCGAAGAGAAGCGAGCGTACAGAGACCGAAATCTCTAAAATCCAATTCAGTTTTTGATAAACGGATTTTTTATTGGATTCAACGATGCAAATTTAATAAAAAAAACAATATACCAATGATAATAGCATGGTTTTCTTGCGGTGCAACATCCGCAGTTGCTTGTAAAATAGCACTTAGTCTGTATGATGATGTGCATATTTACTATATTGAAACGGGCTCCGGGCATCCTGATAATACCCGATTCCTTGCAGATTGTGAGAAGTGGTACGGGCAACCTATCCACACTATCCGAAGCGACAAATACACTTGCGTAGCTGATGTCCTACGGAAAGGTTTTATAAATGGGGCACATGGAGCAGCTTGTACTCTTGAATTGAAAAAGAAAGTCCGGTATAAGTTGGAAAAAGAATTGCAGCAATGGGATGGACAAGTTTGGGGATTCGATTACGATCCGAAAGAGATTAACCGGGCTATCCGATTAAAGCAGCAGTACCCGGACACAAAGCCACTATTCCCGCTTATTGAAAAGCAGATTACGAAATCTGATGCTATGGGGATGCTTTGGAAAGCTGGCATTGAAATCCCCGCTATGTACAAGATGGGCTACAATAACAACAACTGCATCGGTTGTGTGAAAGGTGGTATGGGATACTGGAACAAGATACGGAAGGATTTCCCGAATGTATTCAATGAGATAGCACAGATTGAACGTGATGTAGGCGCAACGTGTCTAAAGGATAAAGACGGGCGAATTTTCCTTGATGAACTACCAACATGGCGAGGTGACACAATAGAAGAAATTATACCGGATTGTTCTCTTATCTGCCAAATTGAGTTTCAAGAGATAATCGACAGACAGGTAGAACGAGTTTTGAAAGGAGAAATTAGTATTAACAATGTAGCCTAACAAGGCTCAAAACTAAATAGGAAGGAGGCAAACATTGATTAGCGATGAATGGTGCTGTCTTAATTGCCAATGGCAAGATATGTGTCTGGAAGAGGACCCTGATTTAAACTTGCTTGACTACTGTGCCAACTATAAAATGAGAAAGAATTTGTTAGAAGAGTCCGAATAGATCAAGTAATAAAGCCATCCCAGTGCCATGACATGTACTTATTGGAACTGGCCAGCCGATGCCTGAATGACACGGGATAGCTTTGTCTAAAGTAAAGTCGGAAAATCCGATTTAGTAAAACAGTAATTAACCCTTAAAATGATACAGCCGCAACATTGCAAGTATTTTCCCCGGTCCAGCCTCGCCAAGCGAGAAAGGACTACATCAACCACTTCCACTTCCGCCAAGAGAAGCCACTTGAAGGAATCTACTTCACTAATTTTATGCGCGAAGTACTTGAAAAGCACATGTATATACTATAGTAGAAGCTAGATTTTAATAGAAATGTAGAAAATTGAAGATGCTAGAGAGCCATGTGTCTAGTAAACAGGTTTTCCATAAAAAATAGAGTAATTCAACTCCTGCAATAATCCCTAATATGATTCTACAAGTTGAAACAATTTTATTCTCAGTTTCTGTGCTAGATACATAGTTTCGCTCTTGAAGAATATCCCATTCACGTTGTGAAAGGTTTATTTTTAGTTTGTCTTCTAATTCTTGTAAAAGTTCAAATTTTCCGGAATTTAGTCTTTGGTATGATATTAACAACTTTTCCCAATAGAATGTTATACTATAAGCTACTCCTGTTAGAAATAATAATAGGAGACATGCTTGAGCCTTGTCAGAAATACGATCTGCTGCTAAGAATGAGGCTGTAATAATGGTGGTAATAATACCAAAGTATAGATTGTTGACATTTTGTCGTCTCGTTGACACATTTTCAGTAGATGCATATAATATTTTGTATTGTTCAAGTAATAATTCTTTTGAAGTGTCAATGTAGCACAATGCATCAATGATTTCTTTAGGATGATTTGCCACATGGAGGGCCTTGTTGTCAATACAGAAGTAAGGATAAGTGAAAACTTTAGATTTATTATCTGTTTTAAGTTCCGTAAAATAAAATCTTTTATTTAGGGCTTTGGTAATTTCGTATTCTTTATGTATAGATTTACTTTCATAGGTGTTTGATCCAATAAAGAATAATACAACATCTGCTTCTTTTATGAGTGACTCAACTTGTTTGACCCAATCCTTTTTTAAATGATCTAGTGAAATGAAATCAATACTTTTTATACGAGTATTTATTTCGTTTATTATTTGATCTACATATATCTTGTCTGTGAATCTATAGCTTAAGAATACTTTCATAATAATTATTTTTATGTCTGATTTTACAAATATAACAATCTTTTTTCGATTATATAAAGAGTTTGCTATGTGTATATGAAAGATAGTGGAAATGTCGGATTATTTGTGAACATGTTTTTGTTGATATATATTGTTGATGATTGTTGTCAGATTCAGTTTGTAACTTAATTAATAAATTATATGGAAAATAATATCAACCATAGCTTGTATGCTGAATCTATGAAAAAGGCATTTCAAGTAGATTTTCTTACTAATAGTGAGGAACTTAGATTGTATGCAACATCTATCTATAACGCTTCAATATGGAGTAGGGAAGTAGATAAGAAAAATAAAGCCATTCTCAAAAGGAATAGGTTTTTGAAATAAAAAGGGAGAATCTGCGAGCACGACCAAGCATTAATTCTCCCAAATCTCACACGATTATGATGCAAATATACTATTTACTTTTAAAATAATTGTGTTATGGAACTGGATTTTAACAAAATAATTCGTCTTAAAAAAATCAGAATTGAGAAATCAGAACTATCAGAAGAAGAAAATACCTTAGCTTCTCCGATTTTGAGAGATAAAAGCCTTATTAGGGATATCTATAAAATCTTCGTTGAGCTATTGAATAGCAGAAGTCTTCCCCCTTGTATTGATAGTGTAACACAACGGAAGAAGTTCATTTTCATTATCCTGTATCTGTTTTCTCCAAGTTCGCTTGCCGGTGGAAAAATGACAGCGGGGTTACGTGAAGAGATGTCAAGAGTGCTTGGGGTCCAGTCCAAGAGTACAATTTCCGACAACTGTGCTGATGTCGTGTTTCTGTATCAGAATTATGGGGATTTTAGTGGGGATATAGAGTATCTTTACACCGAAATCGTAAATCGGTTAAGAATCAAAGGGCTAATCAATTGCTGTGACTTGCTTTCATTTTAGTAAATTTGCATGGTCACAAGAAAGCCGGAGCACTAAGCTCCGGCTTTCAATAATTTCTATTCCATAGTGGAAGTTCTTTTGTTTTATTGTAGTATTTCTGAATTAGTCGTGCTTCGATACAATGTGGAATATCGGAGTGTCTATCATCAACAGTGACAAACCATTGGATTATAATCTGATGTATTCCATTTGCCTTCATAGAATCAGAAAAGAAGGTTTGGCGTATCACCTTGCCTTGCTTATTATTGATTCTTCCATATAACGCTTGTTTCCCATATATTCCCAAATGTGAGATTGTCCCAGCTTTGCCTATATAAAGGATATTTTCAAAAGAAATGCTCTCTTTGTAAATGATGTATACTCCTTGCTTGTCTCGTGGAACATCACTAGATACTTTTCGCAGAATATCATCTGTTTTGAAATTAAAATAGCCACTTTTATACTTCATTAGAAAATGGAAACAAGAAACACCCATATTATTTAACTTTAATCTTTGCTACAATATTTTCTAATTCCTCTATCGTACCGGCTTTGTAGAAGTCTCCTTTGTGTTGGATGAGGGCGGTTAGTTCACCTTCTCCGCTTGCTTCTTCATATAGTTTACTTATGGGAACGTTGATTGCATTGGCAATATCTGATAATGTGTTTATTGTCGGGTTACCTTTTTCGATGATTCCATGTAGTGATTGTTTTGATTTTCCAATCTTATCTGCTACAGACTGAACTGTAAATCCTTGTTCTCTTATTACCTCTTTAATTCTTAGTTTCATGGCTATTTGTTTTAAGGGCAAAGATACTCTTTATGCGCAAAAGTAAAATTATATATGTACTAACAAAGGTTAAAGTCAAAATAAAATAGACTTTTTCTTTGATAAGTAAATATATAGTTTTACTTTTGCATCATCAGAAACGAAGTAATAACAATTAAAACATATACGATCATGGCTGCAAATAAGATTGACGAAAAGAAAACATTGAAGTACGCAGTAGCATTCTACTTCTGTACATCAGGCAAAATAAACTTCATGTTAGGCAATAAAATGTATCAGCATATAAATACTGTTTATGACCAAAGAGAAGATGGTAGAGGTTTCAATACTTGTGAGATCGTTTACAACTACAAGGCTCAAAAGTATGAGGTTCTGAATGTAGATACAGAAATAGGTAGCAAAGAGATTACAATATTATAAGTTTAACCGGCAGGGCTTTTGCCCTGCGCAATATAGAAGATTATGAATATAAAAGAAATAGAAATTGGTTTGAGATACAGAATTTCAGGTGATTTAGCTAATGGTCACTATGCAGATGGCACACCACGCATATCGCACGATGATGTAGTAAGAGTGATAAAGAGAGTCACGGATACTCATGTGATTTTAGAGTGTGGACGTATGTTTATCATTAACGACAATCTCAAAATAGAGAAGTTCTAAGTTTTAATCCGGTAGCCTTCGGGCTACCACAATACACACGATTATGAAAGCGGATTTAGTTTTAGTTATCAGCCCCGAAGCCCCATTGATGAAGCAACTGGGCAAGGTATTGGGTAAGTTATGTAGTATGTGCGATTTTACCACCATAGAAAGAGGTGAAAAGTACATCACCATACAGCATGATGAAACTGGGCTTGTAGTGGCTTATACGAGTGAAGAAAGATTGAATGTGAAATTTTAAATGTTGGATTATTATGGAAACATTGGATAATGAAGGGTGGATAAGGATTGCTGATTGCATTCCTCCCGTTAACGAAAAGGTGAAATTACATACCGGTGACTATGAATATACTGGCACTGTAGATAAAGATGGTGAAGTTTGGGTGTGTTTAGGTTTAAGTGACGAAGAAGAGTATTATAGCAATTTAGATGATGGATATATTACACATTGGAAACCAATAAAATAAATAAAAGCGTATGAATAGAGCAGATGTAATCACGTATTTTGTAATGTTTGTTTTCATTTCAGCCTCTCATGTTACAAAATCAATTAGCAAAACAGATTGCTTATTGTGTATTATCTGTATGACATTGATATATATATTACTTGTGTTGTGTAGAATTAAAAGCAATATTGAAAAACGTAAATGATTATGAGCAAAGAATATAGAGTTGTAAGATACTTCGATGGCTATCCCGAATACACCATGTGCAAATGCGATACAATTGAAGAAGCAAGGGTTAAATGCAAAGAGCATAACGATAAAGAGAACAAGCCTTATATCAGCTATCATATATTGGTAGATGGCGATGAGAAATTTGGTGGTAAAACTTATAGAACTGAATGATTATGAGAAATGAAGATATAGAAGCAATGGCAGATATATTTCAAGAATATGATATTTCTGCATCAACCGATGTAATCGAGAAAGTTGCAAGTGATTTTATAGACCATTTGGATGCAATGCGAGATATGGAAATGATACCATTTATGAAAGATAACGGTGAATCGGATTCTCAAAAAGTATTAAGGTTAGAGCGTGAATTAAGCCAAGTTAAAACTGAATTTGCGAGAATATCCAAAGAAAATCAAGTTTACCATGATAGTGTGATGCAAAGACGAAATGCGTCTGAGGTTTGGATTGAAGATAATACAGTAAAATATAGCTTATGAACTCAATAAACAAAAACGGTTGCAGCGTATGTCAACCCGGTAAAGAAAATTACACTACCTACAGCACCAGGTTGAGAGGTAAAAGAGTGAGAATGTACCAGTACGACTACCGTACTGAAAGTGGTGAACTCTTTGCTTGTTGTGCGCCTACCTTAGAGGCGTGTAGAGAAAGACGGGACAAATGGCTTAGTTCACGACAATAAGCCGATTGTCGTGTATAACGATTGAAGATATTTTGTTATCTTTGGTTGTGATAGTACCTTTGGGGTACTATCGCGGGTTAGAGCAGTGGTCAGCTCGTCACTTTGACTTGGTGAAGGTCAGCGGTTCGAATCCGTTACCCGCAACTATGATTATTAACTTAAAAAAATGACACGATTATGAATGTATTAACGCTTAGTATTAAGCAAAAGTATTTCGATGAAATTTTAGCCGGTAAGAAAACACAAGAGTTTAGAGAGATCCGGCCTAACACTTCTCAAAGATATGTCCGGTATAAAGTTGGTGACAAAGAGTACAAGCATTTTGAAGAAGTGCCAGAAGATCAAGAACCCGAAGTGGTGCCGGTTGAATACGATGCAATTAAGTTTCTCACAGGTGAGTATAAAGGCACACGTCCATTTGCGATCGTAGAAGTAAAAGGCGCAAAAGTAGAAATCTTGACAGACGAAGATGGCAACGAAATTCCTTACGAACTCGATGGCGTTGAATACGTAATGGCTCAGATCGTTTATGATCTGGGTAAGGTCTTAGATAAATCCAATGTTTAACCATTAATATTTTTGCTGAGTCGGTAGAAGAACTAACAGAACAGGTTTTGCGACCTCTAATTATAGAGGCGGCCGTAGAGGTTTGACGGTACCAGGAACAAACAGAGTTTCTCAAGGTGGTAGATTCATTACAAGAAACCAACAGTACAGAAATGTGCGTGCTGGTTTAGGCATGAGTTCAGGATGACCTTGCTTGAGAGAACATATAGGACGATAGACCTCGTTAGAGTAAAATCTAATGAGGCTATCGTTTTTTGTTCTTTAGGAAAGGACAGTCTTGTATTACTGGATCTTCTTTATCCAAAGTTTGATAGGGTAGTATGCGTTTTCATGTACTTTGTCCCGGGATTAGAACATATCGAACGCTGGGTGAACTGGGTTAAGGCCAGATATCCAAAAGTAGAGTTTATACAGATTCCACACTGGAATTTGACCTATATTCTTCGATCAGGCATGTACTGTGTCCCTAATCCAAAGATAAAGCTGTTGAAGCTGGCAGATGTAGATAATGCTATGCGTTTAAAGTTCGGCATTGATTACGTGTTTTATGGGATGAAGAAAGCTGACAGTATGAACCGTAGGCTGATGCTGAATACTTATCCTGATTATGAGAATGCAGGTAAAGTTTATCCTTTGGCTGACTGGACACAGAAAGAGGTTCTAACCTACATGAGGCAAAAAGGGCTTCCCGAGCCGATCCGGTATTCAAGTAAGGCTTCGGGCGGTATCGGGTTCAATCTTGACTGCTTTTTGTGGCTTCGTGAGAATTTTCCAGGAGATTTGAAAAAGATTATCAAAGCATTTCCTATGAGTGAAAGAATTTTATTTGAATATGACAATGGAACTAAGTAAATACATAAAATCTGAATCAGCAGAACTTAATCGCTCTGCTATTCATCTGGCAGATTACAATCCACGTAAGCTATCCGATGAGTCACGCAAGACATTGAAGCGAGGTATCAAAAAGTTCGGATTGGTAGGCGGAATAGTCGTAAATAAGCGTACAGGGTTAACCGTAGTCAGTGGTCACCAGCGTTTGTCTGTCATGGATGAGTTGCAGAAATACCCGGAGAATGAGTACCGTATTCGTGTTGATGTGATTGATGTGGACGAAAAGCAGGAGAAGGAACTCAATATTTTGATGAATAACCCAAACGCTCAGGGAACCTGGGATTTCGATTCCCTTGCCCGTATCGTTCCCGATATTGACTGGAAAGATGCTGGCCTGACCGATGCCGACCTAAACATGATTGGTGTTGATTACCTTTTGCAGACAGAAGAAGAGACTTCTATTGCAGACGCTCTGTCTGATATGATGGCACCCATCACCGAACAGAAAGAAACTGATAAAGCCGCCAAACAGTTGGAACATGCCGAAAAGGTTGCCCACATGAAAGAGGTCAAGCAGCAGGTGAAAGAAAACGCACAGAAGCAAGCCGAGAATATGGATGCTTATGTGATGTTATCCTTTGATACCTATGAAGCTAAAGCCGCTTTCTGTGAGAGATTCGGGTATGACCCTGATATGAAGTTTATAAAGGGAGAAGTATTTGACGAACAAGTAGAACGGGTAGATTGATATGAGCAATAGTGAATCTCAAAACCAAAAAGGTCGTGGAGGAAGAAAGCCTAAGTTTGACTATACAAGCGAGGACTTTCTTTCTCTTGTAGAGTCGTATGCCAAAAAGGGATTCACTGATAAGGAAATTGCTCATGCCGTTGGGTTATGTCCTCAAACTTTTTGTGAGAAGAAAGGTGAGTACCCCGAATTGAACGAAGTATTATCGCGTGCGCGTTGTGCTATAAACGCTCTTGTACGTGCTAAGTTCCTTGCTATGGCTCTTGGTGGTATTAAGACTAAGAACACCACTATCAGAAAAATTAAGGACAGAGAGGGCAACCTGACGGGCGAGGAAGAAGTTCAAATCGTAGAAGGTGAACTGGCTCCAAGTTTACAAGCGCAGTCTGTTTGGTTATATCATTACGATGAAGACTGGAGAAAAGTTGAACGCAAGCAGGATGAAGATGCCGACATCCCAACCGACATAGATCATGGTATTAGTATTGATTCCTGGATTAAAGACAAACTGAAATGATCGAACCCCAAGAAATATATCATCCGTTGTATGAGGATAAGGAGAAATTTATAATTCTTATCACCGGTGGGCGTGGTTCGGGAAAATCTTTCAACGCTTCCACTTTCATTGAGCGGTTGACCTTTGAAATGACGGAAGCCCAGAAGATTGTTCATCAGATACTATACACCCGTTACACTATGGTTTCCGCTGGCATGTCTATTATTCCCGAAATGATGGAGAAGATAGACCTCGATGGAACTACTAAATACTTCAAGACTACCAAGACGGATATAGTCAACAAAATGACTAAGAGCCGTATTATGTTCCGGGGTATTAAAACCTCTTCCGGCAACCAAACAGCAAAGCTGAAATCTATCCAGGGTATCACTACTTTCGTCTGCGATGAAGCGGAGGAATGGACGAATGAAGAAGAGTTCGACAAGATAATGCTCTCCATTCGTAAAAAGGGTATTCAGAACCGGATTATTATCATAATGAATCCGTGCGACTCCAATCACTTCATCTATAAAAAGTACATTGAGAAAACTCACAAACTTGTAGATATTGACGGTGTGCAGGTTCAGATTTCCACTCATCCGAATGTACTCCACATTCATACTACCTACCTTGACAACTTGGAGAACCTTTCACCGGAGTTTCTGAAAGAGGTAGAGGACATGAAGGTGAATAACCCCGAAAAGTATGCTCATGTGGTTATCGGTCGATGGGCTGACGTTGCGGAAGGTGCTGTATTCAAGAAGTGGGGAATTGTTGATGAATTCCCGGCTTGGGCAAAGAAAGCGGCTATCGGGCAAGACTTCGGATATACACATGACCCGTCCGCTTCCATTCGTTGTGGTATTGTAGATAACGCTCTTTATCTGGACGAAGTAGATTACCGGACCGGACTTCTTTCTTCTGACATTATCAAAACGCTTCGACCGTGGGGATTGAAGGTTATTGCCGATAGCGCAGACCCTCGTTTGATTCAAGAGATACACAACGGAGGAATCAAGATATATGCCGTAGAGAAAGGTGCAGGCTCTATCAATGCCGGAATTGACAAAATGAAAGATATGGAGATTTATATAACCAAACGCTCGTATAACTTACAAAGTGAGTTCCGAAAGTATGTGTGGGCGAAGGACAAGGATGGAAATTACATCAACGAGCCGGAAGACCACGACAATCATGGTATTGACGCTGTTCGTTATTATGTATTGGGTGAGCTTCTTGGTAAGATTCAGAAGCCGAAAGATTTAACAGGAATATTCACACACTAAAAATATAAGCTATGCCATTAAGTTTAGAAGAAATATTAGCGTTGCCTGACATCGGGCAGAAAATAAGCTACCTGAAGAAAGGTAGGAAAACCGAGATTCCCGACCGCTGCAAGTTGTGGGATGATTGGAATCCTGAACGCCATGAAATCATGGTTGACAAGGAGAAGTACCCGGATAGAAAAGTTCTTGAAAAGGAAGCAGAGAAAGTTTTCGATGAGAAGACTGGCAAGACCTACGAAATTGAAGCTCAGTATAAGACTGAACCGGTGAACCGTATTTCCATTCCATTGGAACAAGATATAGTGAACATTCAAACAGCTTTCACGGTCGGCACAGAACCGTCTATGGATTGCACTCCGACTGATGATGATGAAAAGAAGCTGCTGGATGCGGTAAAGGCAGTATTCAAGTCTAATAAAATCAAATATCAAAACAAGAAGATTGTCCGTGCCTGGCTCTCCGAACAAGAAGCGGCAGAATATTGGTATGTTACCGATGATGATTCGTTCTGGGCGAAGTTCTGGAAGAAAGTTAAGACTACATTCGGAGGCAAGGTAAAACCTACCAAGAAGCTGAAAAGCGTATTATGGTCTCCGTTCCGTGGGGATAAGCTTTATCCGTTCTTCAACGATGAAGGTAAAATGATTGCTTTCTCACGTGAGTACAAAAAGAAGCTCATGGATGATTCGGAAGTCATCTGCTTTATGACTATTACGGACAAGATGGTTTATCAGTGGGATTTATCTAAGGGGTACGAAGAAAGAATAGCTTTCGCTCATGGATTCCCCAAACTGCCGGTTCTCTATGCCTATCGTCCCGAACCTTATTGCAAGAAGATAAAGACCTTCCGTGTCCGATTAGAGAAACTGTTATCCAATTATGCCGATTGCATAGATTATCATTTTTTCCCATTGCTAAAATTAGTCGGTGATGTGGAAGGCTTTGTCGGGAAGAATAAAGACAAAATCGTGAAGCTTACCGGGCAAGGTGCAGATGCTCAATATTTGACGTGGAACCAAGTCCCAGAAACAATACGTTTTGAAGCCGAAACACTTACGAACAACGCTTATGATATGTCCAATACTCCAAGAATATCCTTTGAGACATTGAAGGGTGTAGGCAAAGCATCAGGAACCGCTTTCCGTTTCATGTTCATGGGTGCCCATATGAGCGTAAGTAATCATGCGGAAGTGATAGGTGAGTTTTTACAGCGAAGGGTTAATTTCCTTGTTTCTGCTTTAGGTTCTATCAATCCAACCGAGTTTAGCAAGGCATCACAGACCATCGACATAGAAACGGAACTTGCTCCATATATGATTGATGACTTGAACGATAAGGTGGCTACTGCCGTCTCCGCTGTCAGTGGTGGCATTTGGTCAACACATGAGGGGATTATGTTTGCCGGGAATGCTGATAGGGTAGAAGAGGAACTTGCAGAAATCAAAGAGGAGCAAGCAGCAAAGAATGAGCAAATCGGAAATAAGGGACAAAAAAACGCTCCTTAGTCAGAAAAATTGCGTGGTTTATAATTTTAGTATAAGAAAAATAGAATATTTAGCAGTGATTCTTACGGAGTTGCTGCTATTTTATTGGATCTATTGTTAAAAGTAACAAAAATGTTACTAATCTTATGGGGCATACTTGTTTGGTAGTAACAAAAACGTTATCTTTGTGTTGAATTTAAAAGCTCATTGAAATTATGAAAGTATCAGAATTAGTAAGAATGCTTACGAAAGCTGGTTGTTTTATTCATCGTCATGGTTCTAATCATGATATTTGGTATAGTCCAATAACCAAACAGACTTTTCCAGTACCAAGACATGAGAGCCAAGAAATGAGAGACGGCACATTAAAGAGCATTAAGAAGATGGCGGGGATTTAATCCCTGCCACTTACTTACTGAATTGAGAAGCATATTTCAATGGCTTTTAAATTTCAAATCAAAAACAAAGAGTTATGAAGATACTTGCTATTATTGAAAAGGGAGCAGATGGTTTATACTCCATCTATTCGGATGATATGTTACTTAATCATGGATTGGGTGGATATGGTTCAAGCGTGGAAGAGGCGAAGGCTGACTTCTTTGAAAGTATTAAAGAAGCAAAGGAAATGATTATAGAGGAAGGTAAAGTTCTTCCTGATGGAGCGGATGCTATTGATGTAGTGTTTAAATACGACCTTCAATCATTCTTTAATTATTTTGATTGGATAAATGTTAGCCAGTTTGCCAAGAAGGTAGGAATAAATGAATCAAAGATGCGACAGTACAAAAACGGATTGGCATTCGCTGGAGAATCAACCACAAAGAAGATTCTCGATACTATAAAGAATATCGGAGCAGAATTACAATCTGCTACTTTATAAATTCAAAGCTTTTAAATTCAAAATTAAGGCGTGAGGCTCCGGCTATTCACGCCTTTTTGGTTTTATACACCTGTATCTTCTATTAACTTCAACTTTGCTCCGTATTTGGGGCAGATAAAGCTATTCCCTCCAACCTCATCCGGTGATGCAAAGAGTTGCCACTAATTTTTATGTGCATTGGTTATAAATATTAGAATATTATTTTGAATTATAGAATTATATACATATCTTTGTCAAACGATAATTGAGTAACCAATGAGAATATTTACTGAACAAGCATTAAAAGAATATGCAGAGAACCATCCCGACTCGAAGGTCGCTTTGCAAGAATGGACCACCATTGTAAAGCAAAGCAAGTGGACTTGCTTTGCCGATATTAAGAAAACATTTAATAGCGTTGATAATGTAGGTAATCAGCACTATGTTTTCAACATCAAAGGTAACAACTATCGTTTGGTAGTAGTGATTAAATTCACCATTCAGTTTGTGTATATTCGCTTTATTGGTACTCATAAAGAATATGATAAAATAGATTGCGCTAATATTTAGGATTATGACAAAGATAGAAAATCAAGCCCAGTATGAATGGGCGGTGAAAAGAGTAGAGGAGCTTCTTCCATTGGTGAAAGATGATACTCCTTTGAATGACCCAAATAGCATAGAATTGGAGCTTCTTTCTAATTTGGTTGCTGATTATTCCGAAGAACATTTTGCTTTGGGAGAACCTTCACTTGTGGATGTCCTTAAACTTCGTATGTACGAAATGGGGCTTAATCAAAAATCACTTGCAAAGTTGGTGGGTATTAGCCCCTCACGTCTTAGCGATTATATCTCTGGTAAATGTGAGCCCACTTTGAAGGTAGCCAGGGAAATAAGTCGGAAGTTGAATATTGATGCAAATATAGTATTAGGGGTATAATGGGGGATTTTCTTAGTAAAATATGGGATTTCTTTTCAAATGAAAGAATTTCATTGACTCCGAAAATTACTATTCCTTTATTTCTTATCATAATAGTGTTTCTTTTTGTAGACTATTATGGCTTTTTTTATTATTATGCAAATAGTGAAAAGGTAGAATATCTATCAAAAATAGAGGAAGCAAAAGAAAGATGTTCTTCTGATACTATAATTGTTTCTTATTTGGATGAAATGCTATATGATGCTGTAAATAGGAAAAATATATTTCAGCAATTTGCTATGCTGTTTGAGAATGAAGATGTGTCTCATGTTCCTGAGATTTTGGATAAAAATGATAATAGCGACTCTTTTGAAATAGAACGTATTTTTCCATTATGCGAAAGAAACCAGTTGTGGCATACTGCAACTGCATCTTTGTTTTGGATACTTTGGTTAGTGCTTTTATCGATTATGCTACTTTATATACCTTTTTCACCCGGTGATAATAGATTGAATTTAATGTTTGGAATGATAATAGGAATAGGGGTGATTACTTTACTTATATGGGTGACCCAATGGTTATTTGGACTTATTCCTGTTATATTAGGAAGAGCGTATATTAATTATATAATACAACTTGGAAAATCCAGTGTAAGCTGCCCCCTAAAACCAAGCGATTCTGCCCCCTTAAAACATTCAACAATGCCCCCTTAAAAAGTCTTGACCGATGGGGTT